AAAACTTCGTCTGCTATTAAACTTGTTATTGGCATCCTTGCCCACATTGCACCTCCATATATATTTTCTTCTTCATCTATTCCAGTAAAAATTACTTGAAAACTTAAACATCTATCTGGTATTGTATTGACTGCTATCGCTAGTCCATGCAAATATTCTCCATGATAATCTATGTGGTTATGTGTAAATTCTTTTCTTACCCAACATTTAAAATGGGGAATATTACTTATTAAATATGACAGTTAGCACCTCCATCTACGTCTTGCTTGTCTTAATCTTGAGTTAGGGTCTTTAGCTGCTTTAGGAAATTTTTTCATTTGTCCTGCAGACCTAGCACAAAAACTCTTTCTTCTTGCTGCTCTTTTACCTGTTGGTTTTTTTTCAGTAACAGCAGTTTGTAATTTACTTCCAGGATTTTGTCTTCTATATTTAGCTACACCTTTAGCTGTTAATCCTGCACCTGACTTGGTGGGTCTTTTATCACCCTTACCAATAGTCATGCCTTTCATGCCTTTACCTTTTATTTTTTTTCTAGGCATTTTCTGTTTTATATTCTTTTGACTCTTCTTTAACTTGAGCTTCTATAGTTCCTTGAACTGCAGGTCCTTTTCTAGCTGCTCCATAACCTTGTCCAGTTGGTTTAGCTACTGCATCTATTTTAGGATAATTAACTATACCTGCTCCTGTTCTTCCAAATACTCTCATTGTTTTCATTTTACTCTCCTTTTAATTTTAGATATTTGTCCACCATATTGTGCAGCAACAAATTTATCTCCTTGTTTTTTTAAAACTCCTCTACCAATTAGTACATCTTTTCTTGTTACTTTACCATCCCCTGATAAATCTTTTAACTTAGAACCTGGTTTTGTTATTTGTTGTTTTATATTAGTTTTATTAATTGCCATTAATTTGCTCCTTGTATTACAGGATTAGGTCCTCCTGCAGGACTTGCTGCTACATTCATATCATCTTGTCTCATTCTTCTTGCTTGATTACGTAATGCATCTATTGAATTTTTATATTTAGCTTCCCAAGTAGGAAGTTGTTGATAATCTTTTATAAAATACATTGCTTCTACCATGCATGCTGCAAATAAAGCATTATAGCAAAATTCACTAAAATAATTAGATGTTGTTACACTTGTGCCTGTAGCACTAGCTAAAGCTAAAGGTCTACGTGTAAATTGTATTTCACCTGATATTGCTGATGCAGGTGTTGGTACGATATAAATTTGTGTATTAGTTTTTCTTGAATAGTATCTAGGTGTTCCTGTTGATGCACTAGCAAAAGGAAAATAATCTATTGCATATTCATATGTTCTTTGTAATAAATTAACTTTTGAATTAGCAGGAACTGCTGTTGTTGAAACACTTGTGGTATAGTTTACATTTCTTACGACTAATGTATCAGCAGGTAAACTAACTACTGGGTCAGAAGCTGTAAATGAAAAAGTAGAAAAGTTATCTAAACCAGGGTCATCTAGTTCTTTTACTAATCTACCTTCAGCTTTTTCAACAAAGAAAGATATGTGTTCTTCAAACTCTGTTGAATCATTTTCTATTGTATTAATTATATCAGTTTTAAGAAATGAAAAATTAGGCATTTACTATCCTACAAATAAGGTTACACTACCTGCATTTGGAGTAGATACACTAACTGTTGCATCACACCTAACACCCATATCACCTATATAAATATCTGCTGTTCCACTAGCAGGAACTTGAAATTTTATTTTATCTCCTGTACTATCAGCTATAGCAAATGTGCCTGCTATAGTTGAAAAAGCATGAATAGCTACTATTCTAGTAATACCATTTGTAGCTATAATTACTCCATCTCCACCTGATTTATTAACTGCTGTAATATTTTTAGACATCTATTATCCTTTAATAATAGGGAGAGTATTTTACTACCCTCCCTAATAGTTAGTGATTAAGCACCTTCGTTGCCTACGTAACTTCTCCAGTCAGATACTCCAAAAGAATATCTTTCTCTAGCTTTGAAACGTAAGTTACCAGTATCAAAATCAGGTTCCATTTTAGTTTGTAAAGGTGTTCTATTGAACATCTTTGTACCATTAGGAACATCAGTTTTAAAGAAATAAGCATTTGTATCAGTGAATCTTCTATTAATAATAAATCCACCAGGAACAACACCCATGCTTCTAATAGCATTAATGTCGTTTACATTGGTAGCATTATTAACAATAGTAGTTGAATACTCACTATTTAAAATTTGTGATGCTGTAAACATTAAATCATTTGGTACGTGTAAAGATACACACTGAGAACCAATTAAAATGTCTCTATCATCTTTAATTTGCTGAATTTGAATTACTGCTGTTTCTATAGAAGCTTCTGATAAAGCTGCTCCTGTAAACAGATTAGTTTGTACACCTGCTGATATAGTTGGGTGACTTGCACTAAAAAATGGTTGACCATCACCTATAGCATCAGATGCTGCAGTGCTAAAACCATTGTTAAATATCTTAGCAGCTTTTACCTGCTTAGTATTTGCCATAGCTCTAGCTAATCCTTTTGCTCTTAACTTTGCAAAAGTATCATATAGATTGTCTTCCATTGCTTCTTCTGTGACAGCAAAAGCTAAAGCTATAGTCTCGTTGTCATAACGAGCTGTATAACTTTCTTGTGCGTCATCAAAAGAAATAGATTCACCCTCACCTTTAACAGGTGCAGTGCCAAACCCTGTAAATAGAACTTCTTCTTCAAAAGCTCTGTCAGAGTTTTCAATTTCAAAAAGAGGTTCATGTTCGTTATTAACCTCACCATACTCCATCCCAAAGACTGCATTTAATCCTGGAAGGAGTTCTTTAGCAATACTTGCTCTATTTATAGCCATATTTTATTCTCCTTTAAATTATGCAGTTGATGCAGTTGCAGTGACATATCTGTCTCTGTGTGTGTTTAAAAATACTTCAACGATTGGAAAAGCATCAGAATCGTCATTCTCTTCACCATCTTTTTTCTTACCAATCACTCTTGCTGCTTGTTCTGTTTCTCCACCAGAAGCTGCTAATAAATAGTAGCTTGATTGTCCAGTTGTAGTATTACCAGAACTTGCTGTAGAACTAACAGTTACATTATAATTTTTTTGTACCATTAATTCATTAGCAGATAATGATAATGAACATTGAATATAGTAAGTTTGATTTGGGTCTGTGATGATAAAGAATTTAACATCTGAGTATCCATTTGCAGAAGTTCCTGTTGTCCAATGTCGACTAAATTTTTGTTCGCCATTTAAAACAAAAGAGCACCCTGCAAAAATACCTGAAGGTTTTAATGTTGCTGCTATAAAAGGTGAAATGGTTGCAAAGTTTGCACCTGGTAATACAACAGGGTCTCCTGTGAATATTTTATTATTACATGCTCCACCTGATGTAGGTGAAAAAATATCAGTGAAAGAACCAGTGTTGTAAGCACCACCCTTTTTTCTAGCAGGAACGAAACCTTGAAAAGCTTTTGTATGAGCCATAGTTTTTCTCCTATTAGATTATAAAAATATTAGAGAATTAACCCTGAAATTTTGGAGTTCTTCCTCTAATTGTTTGAGTTTTACTTGTGTTACTGATTGGCATCCTAGAATTATTATTCTTCATTAATTGACTATTTACTGCATCCATTAATGAGTCAGATTTATTTTTATAGTATGCCTTTCTAGCTTCAATACGACCAGTAGGTATTTTACCTAACGCAACGTCTCCACGACAGACTGCTCCAGTGTATTTGCCCTCATCTCTCACGACAGATGAATGTTCTAACTCAGGTACTTCTTCTTTATTAACAAACTCCCATCCTTCTTGCATTTTTCTACCTATATGAGAAACGTCATCTTTTCCTTTTATAGTTAGTCTAAGCCATCCTAATGACATACCTTCGTTAGCGAAACGATTTACAACCTCTTCAGGAATGTCTAATAATTTTGGTTCTTCAAAAGTATATTCAGTTTGTTCTTTAGTATTATTTTCTCTTAGTTGAGAACTACGTGTATTGATTCGTGTCATTGATTATCTCCCACGTTGCATGTTAATAGTTGTATATTCACCTTCAGCTTGATTTGCTTTAAGCTTCTCTTGAGCATACTGTTCAAGTGGTATTCCCCATTTATTAGCTAATCTTACATCTTCTTTTGAAAGCTTAACTTTTTTACTAGAGCCTGGAGTGCTACGTGAAACTCCAGAAACCACTTGAGCAGGTGTCGATTCCTGCTGACGACTTACTTCCTCTTTATTATATTTATGAGGAAATGATTCTTTTAGTCTACTATCTATTTCTTGATAGTATTCATCTTCTGTTGGACTAAAACCTTCTTGTTTTAAATCTGCATCTATTGCTAATGCAGCAGCAGTCATTACTTTATCTTGTCCAAACCACTCATTTTTTGAAGCCCAATCTTGTGCCTTTGGGTCAGGAGTTGGTTGTTGATATTGTTGTTGAGGTTGTTGTAATTGTTGTTTAACCTCTGGCTGCTCTTTAAAATGTTCTTTTGTTGCACCTAATGATTTTAAATCATTTTGTGTTTCATTTAAATACTCTTGTGCTTTTAATATTTTAGCACTATCACCTTCTTCGTGTGCTGTTTTATATGCACTTCTAGCAAGTTCTAATTTATCATTTAATTGTTTTTCAGTTGCATCTAAATTTAATTTACTTAACTTACTAAAATCTGTATTTGTTTTTTGTAACTTATTTGTTAATTCTTCATTTTGTTTAATTAATCTAGCAACTTCATCTTCTCTATCTTTTCTTTGCTTAATTAATTGTCTAATTCTTTTTTGAGCACCTTTAGTATCTATACCCTCTAACTCTTTAGGTTGTTCTTCTATTTTAGGTTTTTCTACTTTAGGTTCTTCTACTTTTTTTTCTTCTTCTGTTGAAGTTTTTACTTCATCTTTTTCTACTTCAAATTCTATTTTTTCTTTTTCATCAGGTTTATCTACCTTAACCTCATTCCACTCTTCTGACATTTATTTTCCTTTCGTTGTTAACGAGACATACGAGTTACGTTATAATTATAATTATACAATATTATTTTAAACTATGCAAGTAGTTTAATTAGATAAATTAAAAGTAGGGTCTAATGTTTTAGGACTTTCTACTTTCATAATTACTTGGTCATCATATAATAAAATATATCTTATACCTTTATATTTTATTTTTTGACCTGCGTGTTTAGCATAACATACATAATCATCTACATCACACCAAGGTCCTTTAGAAAATTTTTCTTTATCTTGATATGCTAAATCTCCTATAGAAACTACTTGACCTACTGTAGTTAAATATGCCATATCTTCTCTAGTAGAATCTGGCAATAAAATTCCACCTTTTGTTGTTTGTTTAATACTAACAGGTCTAACTAAAATATGATAACCTGGTAGTTCTGGTAAAATATCTGGATTAGGTATATCTTTATCTGTAATCCACATATCATTTTTTATGGCACGACCCATAGTTACGTTCTGCATTATTCCTCCTCATTATGATACATTCTTTGTATTATTGTTTTTAAAGTATCCATAGACCACTCTACACCTTGAATACGACCTACTGCTTGTTTGTAGCCTGCAAGAGTATCTATATTCCCACTAGCCACAGAATCTTTTAATGATTCTATTTCTTGTTTATACTTATTTAGTATTTCATCTAATATTTCCATCTGTTTCTTCTGAAATTAATTTTGTTAATATTTCTACTAGCTTTATACTTCTTTCTCTTTCATCTTTAATTTCTAAATCAGAAATTTTTTCTAAAGCTTTTACTCTAATCTTTTCATAATCTACTTCAGTCTTTTGGTCTGCAATAGCAGCTTTAGTCATAGTATCTAAAGACTTCATAGTTTCTTTGCTTGCTCTATCTAAGTCACCTTTTTCTTTTTTCATCATAGCAGCTTGTCCTGCTTTTGCTGCATCTGTTAATAATTTAGCTTCTTTTAATTCTAACTCTTGAGCTTCTAGTGCAGAGTCTGCAGAAAATTTAGCTGATTGTATTTTTAATTTTTCTTTTTCTAATTCTACTTTTGCTTGTTCTAAAGATACAAGTTGCTGTTCTGGTGATTGAGCTTGACCCATAGCTAAGTTAGCATTTAATACTTGTTGTGCTGCTTGAGCCATAGCTAATTCTGCAGTATTAGGATTTTGAGAAGCTTCTGGTGGTAGTTGTTCCATAGCTAATCTTGTCATACCACTTATTTGTTCTTGATATTTCATAACAGAATGTTCTTGTATATTTGCTTCTAATATTGGTTTAATTCTAGCCATGATAGGATTTTTACCATTTTTAGGGTCTTGTAAATATGCCATTTTTGTTTGAATATGAGCATCATGGTTTTGACCTGCAAATGCTTTTATTGGAATACCTTTTGTTGCTGCCATAATATCTGATACTGGGTCCATAGATTGTGGTTCTTTTTTAGGTGGAAGTATCTTATCAATATTAGGCATATTAGCTGCATTTAAAATTGTTCTATTTAATTCTTCTATATTAAACATACCAGGTGGAGATTGCTGTGCCATTTGGAGAGCCATTTGACTAAGCATCATTCTATGTGCATTAGAAGGAATGTTAGGGTCACTGACAGGGATTACATCAACCCTACCATCAAAATCCTTTTTAAATACACTTTTTTCAGCAGAAGGTACTTCATATGGATATTCCATTGGTAAATAATCATAATCTATACGTGAAAGAATTTTAAACTCCTCTCGTTGTGAGTGGTGTAATCTTTTATGTATAGCTGAAAAGAATTTACTAGAAGCTTCTAATAATGCCATTGTTGTTCCTACAGGACCATAAGATGCTGCATCAGAAACAATCTGTTCTGTACTATCAGCAAACTTTTGACCTGCTGCAGTAACAAAACCTAACATTTGAAATAGAGTAGAGGAAGGTTCTTTATAGGGGAGAGGTATGATAGCCTTACTCAAATCTACACCAGTAGCTTCTATTTCTTTAAATTCACCAGGACTTATTGGTTCATTGTCTCCAACAAGTCTAACACCTTTTGCTTTAAAACCACCTGGTAAGTTTGCAAATTGACCTGCGTCTACTAAACTTCTCATAGCTGCTGTTGCAGTCATAGTAAGATTGCCTAGAAAGTGCATCAAGCCAAACCCATAAAATCCAAATCCAGGAACAAATCTGTAGTGGACAAAATGGGAAATCTTTTTTTGATTCTTATCTTCTTTTTGATAATTTCTTCTTATACTTAATATTTCTCTTGATTGCTCTTCCACAGTAACAATGTAGGGAAGAGCATAATCTTCTTCAATCTCTAAATAACAATGTTGTTCTAATAATGTATATTGAGGGTCACTATTTTCTGTAGGACTTAATCCTAGTATTGTATCCATTTTTGAAGATAAAGAAGTTGGATTAGGATTAGTTGCTTCAGGTAATTCTATATCCATATAAATACCTGAACGTATATCTTTTGCTAAGTCTACAGGATTACGATAAATAACATGTGTGTATCTATCTGCTTTTCTTAAATTAGATGCATAGTAAGAAACATAAAATTGGTCTATAGGAATAAATTCAGATACTGGTCTTTTTAAATTAGCATCATAATAAACTTTTTTAAAAGCAGAACCTATTAAAGGTAAGTGAAATAACATTCTTTCAAACTCATCAAAGTATTCTGGCATCTGCTCAGTTACTTGATAGTTCATAAAATCTTTTACCCTGTTAGCTTGTTGTTCTCTTTCTAAAGTAGACTTACCTATTATTTGTGTTTTAACTGGACCACTAGGAGGAAATAATTCTTGTATTGCTTTTGATTGAAATTTAACTGCTGATTCTATTAGCATAGGATGAACTGCAGTACATGCTCCTTCAAAAGGTTCAGAAGCATCTTCTATTTTTAATCCTAATAAATCAAATCCTCTTTCAAACATTGATTCCCATTCTGCTCTAGAATCTTTATCTGCAGAATAACTATCAATAACTATTGAAGATATGTCTTTTAATTTTTCTTCATCTAATGTTTCAGCTAAATTTCCATACCATTCTTTTATTGGTTCTTCAGCTTCCATTTCTATTGTTGTTTGACTAAAATCAACTGTAACTCCACCATCAGGTTCTACTTCAAACATAGGTTGAGTATCATCAGTTTGTTCTGGAAGTTTAATTACATTTGTAATTTCTTCTTTTATTTTATTAAATGGATTTCTTTCTGTTGCCATAACGATTCCCCTTTGTGTATATTATAGCACTAAGTTCTCCAATAAGCAAGCTTTTTTTTTCGAGGTGCATCTTCCCAATCTGGGTCTTCAGGATGAGTAAGATTCCAAGAGTCTTTCATATAATGTATTGCCATAGTCATAGCATCAACTTGGTCATCATGTGCTGCATGTGGAAAACGTAATAATTCTTCTAATAAGTCTTCAGACCATTTTTTCTTTAAAGGTATCCATACTCTACCAGATTCTAACATAGGTGTAGCTGCATGAACTCTAGCAACTTTATCTTTATCTGGTAAATATTCTAAGATAGGTACACCAGACTTACGAAGGTCTTGTATTAGAGATTGACCAGATGCTTTTTTTTCTATCATACATACATCAGGTTTATATTCATAATATAATTTTTGTGCAATACGTCTTAATTCTGGATATTCAAATCTACCTTTAATATTTCCTAGTAAAATTAAACTAGGTTGATAACTTTCATTACCATACTCATCTACGTCATACTGGTGGAAAATCCCCCATGTTTGAATTACACTATAATCTGCAGTACGTGATGTTGAAAAAGCTGTATCAAATGTCTGTATTATAAATTCACAAGGTGGGGGAGCTTCTTCTTCCCACCATTGTATCCATTGTTTTTTTATAATACCACCTTCATCAGGTGTTGGGTCCTGCATATATAATGCGTTCCAATATCTAGCTCCATTAGATGCTTTTATTTCTGCTTCATCTATTTTTAAAATATTATTAGGTTTCCATTCAGGAAAATAACTAGAACCTATAGGTAATTTTAATAGTTTTGATGAAGGTTCATCTAACCAAGCAGGAATACGCACTACATCCCAAGGAGTTACAGCATAATCTCCTACATTTTCTTCTTGTTTTAATAACCATCCACATAAATCATCATAATGGTACCTAGTATTAATTATTAAAATAGAACCATTAGGCATAATACGTGTTCTTAGTCCTGATGGATACCATTCTTTTACATATCTTCTACCTGCTTCAGAAAATGAGTCTTCTTCAGACATCACATCATCTAATATAGCTATGTGAGCTCCACGACCTGCTATCTGTGACCTAACACCTGCTGCATAGTATGTGCCATTATGGGTAGTCTTCCACTTACCTGCAGCTCTTACATCACTTCGTAGCTGAACACCTTTAAATATATCTTGAAATGTTTCATCATTAACAATATCTCTTACACTTCTACCAAAATCAGAACTTAATTGGTCGCTATGGGAAACAGTTAGTATCTCATGTGTAGGATTTCTTCCAATATACCATGCAGGAAACAGTTTAGAACAGATTACAGACTTAGAACTACGTGGAGGTAAAAAAACCATAAGTCTTTTTATCTCTCCTGATTCTAATTGTTGTAATTTTTCACTTATTACTTCTATGTGGCGACCCATTTTCCAATCAGAAACAAGGGTTGGAGCCATTAGAGAAACAAAATCTAAGAAATTATTTTTAGAATACTTTAAATTTACATCAGTTAAGTAATTATATAGACTAAAATAGTTATTTATAGTTTTTAAATGTGTATTATTTTCATTTATATTCATTGTATTTAATTATATTATAATAAAAAACATAAAAAATAAACAAAGAGTATTAATATCTTTATATATTATATATAATTATACATTACTCCCCACCTTATGTCAAGTATTTATTATTAATAATTTGTATTTTTGGTAAATATGTGGGGGTGGGGTATATACTATACACACACGCACATAATTTTTTTCTGTAGGTATACATATACACAATATAGGTCTAGGAAAAACATAATAAAAGATACCTTAAAGAGTCCCACAATGTTCTCTTTTTGTTCTAAACCTGCTGTAATGCTCTATTTTGATTTACTAGGTAGTATAATACCAAATATTAGTAATGTTGCTGTATAGTCTTTATATCCAGAGTAAACACTATTTTATAAGTAAATATAAGTAATACTGTATAATCTAATATCAATAATATTACGCAAGGTTGCGTAAAATATTAGTTTAAATTATTAGTAAAAAAGACTTGCATTTAAAAATAATATCTATATTCTAGTAGATGCTAGATACTTTTAGTATTTAGTAGTTTTAAAAGATACTTGAAGTATTTAGATTTTTAAACTTTTATAAGGAATAAATAAAATGACTAAAAATATAAATAAAAAAACTGAAGTAACTACCTTTAACAATAACAATGTTAAGGACTCTTTTATTACTATGTTTAATAATGAAACAGAATTTGAGAATTTATTTAACTCAAATATTATGAGCAATTATGCTGTCATCATTATTGAGCAGATTGAGCAGAATATAACAGTTAATGAACAAGGTATTAAATTAAAGAATAAGTCTTATTTAAAAGATTGTTTATTAACATTAGCAAGTGATAATCATTTACTTGCTAGTTATGATAGCAAAGTTAAAAAGCATTTAAATAAATCTAAAATAGACAGATATACTAGGTTTATAAACAATATTAACTTTTTAACTGATTTAATGAAATTCTCTAACGAGAAAGAAATTACATTAAAGTTAATTGCTAGTTATTTTGAAAAGAAAAATTTAACTTCTCAAAATGCAATAACTAATTCAATTAATGCTAGTGGTACTTTTTCAGATAAAAAAGAAAGTAAAGCACCATCTGGAAAAGTTAACCAATCTGAAAGTAATAGTAATAAAAGTAATACTTTAGAAAGTATTGAAGAATCTAGCAAAGTTAAAAAGGACAAAATTGCTAGTGCTTTAAATGATTATCTAAATTGGGATAATGAAACGAAATTATTTGTAGAACTATTCGCTCAATCATTTAGAATTGATTTACAAACTAATAATAAAGATTTTGAAAGCACTAGTAAATTTTTAAAGAGTAAAAATATCAAAGGTATTAAACTACCTAAAAGTGCATAATATAAAAACTCTTTATAATCCCTATGTATTAATTTACATAGGGATTTTTTTATGTCAAAATTCCAACACTATCCCCTCCCCTACCCTACCTATAAATTTTTTTTATTTTACTATATATTTTTTTTATATGAAGTGAACACGACTATTAAGTGAACACAACATGGAGTGAACACGACTAAATATTACGCAAGGTTGCGTAAAATTATTATGAAGTGAACACAACATATAGATAAAAATTAATGCTTGACACAACCTGTAGATTTGATATGATGGTATCATAATAAGGAGAACGACTATGAAACATAGAATAACATTACAAGATTACGCAAGGTTGCGTAAAGTTGATGAACAACCAAGACGAGGATTTCCAGATTTGAAATCAGAAGTAAGAAGTAGATTAGGAATGAATCAAGCGTCAAATATTTGGCGAACTGTAGAGAACACAAAGAGAGTAACAGTATACAGAACAGGAGGTATTTATCATGGATACAAATACTAAAGATAAAGATTACGCTACACAGCGTAAAATTGATGAAGTGAACACAAATACTTATGACAATAGTATGGACGAATTTGAGAACATAGAAGAATACTATGCTATCAAAAAAAAAGAAAAACAAAATGAAAAGAAAGTAACTACTAAACAAACTTGGGACTATGCTACTGAAGTTAGTGATGGTGAGATAGAGGATATAATAAAATGACTATGCGTATGCCAATAATACTATGTGATTTTTGCAGTAGTAATGCTCTCATATACCAATGGTATAAGTGGCTATGCCACAAACATTGGAGAGAAGAGAGAGATAGACACGAAGAAAAAGAACAACAATATCAACAACTTATAAAGGAGAGTAACAATGGCAATAATAAATTTAAGAGCAGTAGAGAATCAGTTTGAAAGAGATGCTGATTATATTGAAATCCAAATGGATGATATGCAGTATTTAAAAATACGAAAAGAATACAAAGTATTTACTATTAATGAAGGCAAGAAAAGTGAAAAGATAATGCGAAGTGATACTTTAATTGTTGAACATTGGAAACGAGATAATGACTATCACGATTGTAACTCTTGGCATCAAGAGGGAACAACAACATATCACATTAAACAACCAACGAGTAATAGGAGAAAATAATGTTTGACACAACTAAAGATTTGCGTAGAGTAATAATAGATACACAACAAAGGGAGAAA